CGGCAGATGCCATGCTCCGGCTCTTCTTCCAGTTCCGGCCACTCGATTCCCTCGCTGGTGCTGTCGGCAACCATGCGGCCTATCACTTTTCGTGCGCCGTCAATCTCGGCAGCAGCTGTTTCAAGAATCTTCTCAAGTGTTTCCATTAGCTTACTGTTACAATGTGAATACTTGCATCCTCTATCTCCGTGTGAGAGATGTCTGCCACACCCCGCCGCAGCTGCATTGTCGGCCTCGGAAGAAGGGTTACAAGGGCGTACCTGGCTTCGGTGTCCGTTACTATCCGGCTGACCTCTTTTCCGTTCTGAAAAAGGTTGTACCTGAATCTGTGGTCGCCGGTGCTGTAGGTTCTGATTACTGAGAAGGTCATGGCTTTATGATTGACTGGTTACATTCGACCAACTTGTCCTCTAACCACTCCACGTATCCCATATCAGGTATGTCAAACGTCCCGCGATAAACGATGTCATTTAATATCGCTTCGGGCAGTTCTCCGTCACCAATAATGACGTCGCCTCGGCTCCCGATTCTGGCCCTTACCTCCATCCCTTCAATCAGGGGACTTTTCCCGGTGTCCTTGTGATAGGCCTCGCCTAATCTGCGTGTCCACATTTTCATCTTACTTTGTTTTATATGCGTTTGCCCGGTTGCTGACCTTTGATTTTACGCACAGACCCACAAAAGAAGCCCACAGAGCGATTATAATAAAGAGGTGGAGCAATCCGTTGCCTGTCGGCTCAGAGGCCGTCAGGATAAACGCAGCGATGAATAGGATAGCTTTCATTGCTCAGTGTTCTTTGAGAGGTTGTCAATAAAATCCCCAGCAGCCTGATTGCCAATCCTATGAATATCAACTAACGTAAGATACTTGCGTCCTGCTTTTTTTCTGTACCTTCGGGCTGTATCATAAAATGCCATAGCCATGTTTGCCTCCCATCCCTGCCTGTAGCCCGGATCATTTTTAAATTCGGAGGACAGGTGGTTAATTGCGTCTTTTGTTGTCATGTTTTTTTGTTGTTGATTGTATTGCAAATATAATACTTTTTATAATTATACTACATATTGCATTAAAAAGTTTCATGTATTTTGACGAACGTATGAAAATCAGTGACGAAAAAGAAAAACCCCTCGGGAAAGGGGCTTTTCAGGGATGCAGAGAAGAAAGAAAGATGGATACCTTCACAGCAAAGATACACAATAAATAGGTTCGCTCATAAAAACTATCCATTTCCCGTCAACCTTCCGGCGGAATCTTTGGGGGCGGTCCGCCTGAATCTTTGTCAATGGAGTAATGCGTGGTTTCTTTTTTCTTTCTATTTGAACTTTCGGTTTTCTTTTTTGCCGTGAACGAACAGGGTGGGGCTTTGTGATGTTCACAATAGTTAGCTCATGTTCTGTATGATACTTGTGATGACAGTCATGGCACAAAGTGAGCAACGAATCGTCAGGATACTCCCACGGCTTCAGCCCTTCCCGATAATATGTATGATGAACAACCAGTGTTTTTTTACTACTGCAGACGGTGCATTGCCACCCGTCACGTCGCATAATTTTCTTACGTTTGACCGACCACCTTTTGTCTTGCAGTTCATCGTAATAACTCATTTCCTTTCCCGTTTCTTTTTTTTATTGCCACCCTCCCCCTCTTTCTTTCTTCTCTTTTGTGCCTGTTCTCTTGGTGAATCCTGAGAGAGGAGCACAGTTCGGTTCCTGCGATTTTGACCTCGCTTAGAACCTTCCTCTCTCAGTGATGTCCGTTCTCCCGGAGCCATCCCTCGGTCTGGAGCCTGTTGTGAAACACTGCGTCCAACAGGTTGCAATCGACTTGACGAACTTACAGCAGTCCGTTACGCTCCCTCATCGCTTAGTTCCGGGCGTGCCCTTGCGTAAATCCCGTGGTGGGGCACTTTGATTAGATTGACCGCCACTGTCCCTGTCCCGTCCGGTCAAACTTCATTAAAAGAAAAAACCCGGTGTACGGGACCACAACCGGGCTTTGTCAACGGCCATTGAAATATCTTTCGTCGTGTAGTGGTCCCTTTACACAGTCACAAATGTACGACAACGTTTTATTAATTGCAAGACAAAGCAGAATTATTTTTGAGCTTGTGCGAAAATTTAACAAAAGGAGGGGGCGTAAAAACTTCCGAAAACCACCCCCTCCGGCTCAAAAGAACCTATAGATAATTCATTAATACGCCCCAAACAACCATCGGCACTACTCCGCCCATCCACGTGGCTGTTACGTCTGCCGGATCAGGTGTGCCTCCGTGCTTCTTGTCGTACCATTCTTTTGCCAGTCCCGCACCAAGGGCAGCAAAGAAGGCTAATCCTATTGCCCAGTCGGAAGCGGTCTTGTCTGTGCCCAGGATCAGCAGTGTTACCGCACATACTACGGAGCTGATTATTGCCCCTGCCAAAAAGTGTTTTTTCAAGTCGTTCATTGTTGTGTCATTTATTTGCTACTACACTAAAAAGTCTTTAATGCTTCAAATAATGTCTCATAAATTAACTGATGACCTAAACTTGTTGGATGACCATATCCAGTATTAGACATTAAACCCGCATTAAATGCGTCTGTTATATTGTCAAATTCAGAAACAGAATGAATATCTACATACTTTGCTCCCGTTGCAGTACATACATTTAACAACCTTGTATTATAATCTACAATAGGAATAACTGAACCGGGATGATAGTCAACATTATTTAACACAGCCACCTTTCCATACACCAACGCAGCATTAACAAGTGTTGTTATTCTTGTTTCATATGTATCCAATGCAATCTGAGATGAATAGTCATTATATCCAAATTCTATTATTGTAAGTTTTGGCTCATATATGCTAATGTGATTAGCAAATGATGTCTCTAATGTATTTGGAACTATTGTAAGAGTTCCCGCACCCGATAATCCAAGTTTAGTGTATGATAAACCATTATTGCCATTTTTAGCTATCAATGCACCTGCAAAAAAGTTTCTGCTTGCCGGTACTGTTATTACAATAGTATGCTCTCCGTCTGTGTCAGTTGTTAGTTCATCTTTATATATTAAATTTGTGTTATCTGTTGGTGCGGCATGAGTAAAAACCTGTGCTGCTCCACCATCAACAGAAACAGAAATTTCGTGATTATAATATCTTATTCCATAATGAACTAATGTAAAATTTTTACCAGTTGCTGTTATTGTAGATATGCTGCCTGCAGGACACCTTAAGGGTGTGGCATATATACACATATTGCTTGTAGCATTTACGGGTGCAGTACCACTAAAAACCCAATGATTAAAATTGTCGGAATAAGTATTTCCGGACCTTAATATTGGGTAATATCCGCCCTTACCGGCTGATCCTTGCAAAGCTACTAACGCTTCTCCTAATAAATTAGCATAGCCACCAATAGCGGGATCATCCGCAGCAACTCCAACGGTATAGCTATTTCCGACAATTAGAACATTGTTTACTTCTGTTGGCGGAAATAGTTTCTTCCAGTAAGAACTCCAGTTTATTCCTGACTTCCCTATCCTGTGCGGGCTGATTGCTGTTGGTGATATCATCATGGCTATAGTCTTTTTTTACGTGAGCCCCATCTTTCAATCTGGTGATCCATGAGCCAGTCATATACGAAAAAGCCGGGGCAGGTCTTTTCCGCCTTCTGATTGTGGCCGATGATGATAATGGCAGGATGATGAAGAATAACGAGCTTGCACATTGCAAACAGGTCAATATCCTGTTCCTCGGTGAAGTGATACCGGAAGTCAGAAAGAGGCCCCTTACCTCCCTCCAGGACAACATGAACCGACTGTGAGTTTATCCCGGCTACGCCCCAGGTCATTTCATCTGCAGTGATGATGTTGTCAAGATTGTTCGGAGTAAGGATCTCCCTGTGCCCGTCGCGGTGGATGATTGCATAATAACCTAACCGGTCCCATCCCCGGCCCTGCAGTTTAGCTATGGGCACCCCTCCGATAAGGTCGTCGGGTAACGCCTTACGGGAGGGGTAGTCTTTGCCGAGATACCTGACACGGCCACAGTCAAGATCCCGCGGCCCCTTATGCCATTGGCAGAGAAGATCCCGTGTTACCTCCATCGTAGGAGGCGTGTCTGTTGCGTGGATAACCAGGTATTTCAGAAGGCCCATAACAACCTAAACCTAACCTATGAAAAAATCAGAACGTATGACTGATCCCCCACATAATAAACCACGATTCCCTGAATGAAGAATCCTTCACAAAGTCATACCCAAGCCCGAGTGAAGGACTAAGGCCGTACAGGTCAAAAGCACTGGCAGATATAATCAGTCCGGCATTGGGCTTTTCTATTGTAGCGAGCGAGAGCTGTGCAGCGAAGGAGTAAACATTATAGGGTACTCCGTCAACGAGCTTGTAAAGGCTGTAGCTGGCTCCCATACCCACACGGGTAGCAAACGAACTCTCGAATCCGGTGAACTTGCCGTCAGCGTAAAGAGGCTTCAGCACGTTGCCCGCAATGGTGAACTCAGGCCGGATTAGCACGGTACCGGAAAGAGCTTTATCACCCGGAGTGAATTGCAGCTGCTCTGCGGTAACAGGCTGGAAGAATCCCTTGGCTGAAGGCTGTGCGGTGACGGTCAGCGTCACGAGGGCAACAGCGAGAATCAGGAGTAACCTTTTCATGCGTCCTTTGCTTTGAAGATGAGAACGATTGATGTAATGTATCCCACAACCTGAACGACTGCGGTAACGACGCCGTTAAGGGCATCAGTGAGAGGTGCAGCCTGTTCCTGATCTACCTTGTTGGTAGCAATCAGGACAGACACCACGAGGCTAATCACCAGTCCGGCCATGCCTGAGATCGTGGTGATAAGGTTCCTTGTCGGAACGTTCTTGTCATAAAATGCTTTGTTCATTGTACAAGTTTTATATTAGACTTCAAAAACAATTTGGTCAAACATTCTCTCCGGTCCGTCGATGTGAGGTATCTGCTCAAAGCGGTCAGAGGGCAAATACTCCCATATCCTTTCCATCCACTGCCGGTAGGTGATTCCCCTTTCAAGTGTTCTCATGGCGTAGAAAGTGAAGGCTCCGTTCGGCTTGCCGTTAAACATGGCATCTGAAGCCGTTTGATTCTCCGCACAAGCAGAGATAACAAGCCAGTCATTAACCTCACTCGGTGTCTGACGGATGACATGGTAATTCTCAGGCAGCGGTTCGGTCATCAGGAACCTGGGTCGTGTAGGATTGCTCCGGCTCATGCCCTCAGAGAAGCAGCTGTCAAGAAGAAACACAAGCTCCAGCTCGGCGGGCTTCTCTTTGCATAGTTCAACAAACTCCTTATCGGTCAATTTGCCGTCCCATAAGTAAAGGGCTTCCCTTACACCGTCCGGCTCCGTCGTGTCTCTTTCGTAGGTACCATGCCCCGAGTATCCTATTGTTAGCCTGCCCTTCGGCATAGCAGCAAAAGCAGCCCTTATTTCGGCCTTTACACGGGAGCGTGTTACCTCGCCGTTCTGAAAATTACGGAACGAAACGCCGCCAATCTTGCCGTCAACATGGTTAACCATCAGTTCCTGGTCCGGCACACACCCCGGCAGGTCTGACCCCGTTCCCGGATAGTCTGTAATAGCAAAGTGCAGCAGGCAGTTGTCGCCGTACTCAAAGGGCTTCTCAGGCTCAGGTTTTTTAAACAGGTCTTTCAGGCACATCTTCTTTATTGTTTTCAACTATCCTTTTTCTTCTCCACTTCTGAATCTTCCGTATCCACTTGACAAGTGAAACCAGGTTGACCTTGATCGTTATCTTCTCCGGCCACTTCATTTGTTAATTATCATGTCCGCTATCATCACAATCACCGTTGCCCCTCCGATTATCCCGGAAATGATTGCAGTCATCTTCTGTTTGGCTGACAGCTTCAGATTTCTCTCCGTGACTGCGGCGATGTCTTTGTTCAATAGGAGCTGCACCTTACCGGATAATCCGTCAACAGCATCAGTCAACTGTGGCACCTTCAGATTAAGTTCGGTTACAGCCTGCTGTAGTCCTTTCTTGCCGTTGCCCTTGACGATTAATTTAAGGTCCTCTAACTCTGTTTTTACGCTTGCCAGTTCTCCTTCTTTCCGGCAGTAATCGTTATGATCCATTAGTAGATTATCATTAAGTGTCCGTTTCTGCTTACGGCCAGTCGCCCCAGACGTGTTGTCGCCGCCTTCACAAGCGAGGGAGCACGATATTCAAATGGCCCGAGGTCAGGAGCCGCACCTACATAATCAATCCCCACATCCGTACCGGCATTAATCATGTCCGAAGTCGAGGCCAGCTTGCCAAAGTTTATGTCCGGCAGACTGCCGTTGGCCTTCCGGCTAAACCTCATCCCCAAGGTGTCAAGGGTCACAAAGTCTGTGCTGTCACATACTGGCCGGGTCTCGTCGTATTGCGAGTAGGTATTATACTCGAAGTCATAGCTATTGTAGATGTAGCTGTAGTTGTAATCGGTATTATAAATTGAGATGTTGTTTTTAATCCTTGACGGTGCGCCCTCGCTACCGATATACCAGTGGATCCCATGTGACCCGTTGCCAATGACAAGGTTATTATAAACCTCCATCAATTGATAGCTCACGTTGGCGAATATCCCCGCCGAATAGTTATACGCAGCGATACAATTTGTTACGACCCTTTTTACAGAATATGCCGTTATAGTGTCCGTTGACTGCCCTAACTTAAATCCCGTAGCGGGATAGGTAGCCGTCACTCCATTATAGAAGCACCATGTACTATCTATAATGACCTTCCCCTCATTGCGCATCAGGTCTATGCCGTCATCGGAGTTATCCCACAACCTGCATCCCCTTATGGTATTGACGGCGTTAGTGTCCGTAATGTCAGCTATCTCGATCCCGTCTGAGTTATTCCCGGGATCGGGAACGGACAGATGATCATAATTGTCATACATGTCACAGTTGTACACAAGGCACCCCGTACAATCATAAATGATACGAAGTGCAGAGCCCCCATTGCCATAAATTTTCAGCCCTATGAACTCATTGTAATCGCTGTGTTCCTGCGTTTGAAAAGGGGAAACTCCTAATTGCCCATCAAGCTGAACGAACCTCGTTATCTCAAAGTTCTTAAATGTCCAGTAGTCAGAGTAGGTCATTTTTATCCCATGCCTCCCACAAGTATCTGCGCCTTGCGTTACATTTACCCCATCAAGGATAGCCCTCTCGCCCGGGTATCCCATGACGACGATCCTGTTTAGCGCCGTTCCGTTAATATTGTGTATGGTTACGGCATTAAAGGCATCTCCATAACCGGCATCACTAAACGTGCCCGTGGGCTGATACGTACCACCACGGATATAAAGTGTATCTCCGGCCACAAGCTGGTTGAACGCATAGTTCCAGGTTTCCCACGGAGCTGCTATTGTCCCGGCAGCAGCGTTATTGCCAGTAGTGGCTACATAATATGTAGCCCCCGAAAGAGACAGGCAAGCAAAAAAGGGTAATATGAAAAGCAGTCTTTTCATCAGTATAGCCAAACTCCGTAAACCTGATCCCCTCCGGTAATATCACCCGCAGTTTCTGATGCGGGCAGGTTAGCCTGTGCCGCTACCGTCCCTGTAAGCTTATGCCCACCAGTTATAAGTTGACTGATAGCCCCGACCCCATTCCAGCTATAAATACTTGGTGCTGTCGTCTGTGCCGACTGATTATAGGTAAACCCCACCATATAAAGTCCAGCCGTCGCAACATAGGCAGAGGTGAATGGCACCGTCTGAAGTGAATAACTTGTACCCTTCCAAAGATTTCCATTACTTATTGATGTTGCTACCTTTGTGTAAGTGGTGCCGGAAACAGAATATAGGGCTACATAATTACTATCCGCTGCAGTGTAGCCTCCCTGTGTGCGTTGTATAAATTTTACGCCAGTGATTGTGTCGGAAAGTGGAAGATAAAATAGAGTATAATACGCCGTACCGTCGGCAAGTTCCTTGTATGCTGTGGCAACCTGAGTAGCGCTTATAGGAAGAGCTTTAATGTCAGCCCCCGAAGCCTGCAGCTCCCTCAAAAGGTAATTACCCATATTAACCTCGTACTCTGAAAGCGAAACGGCCACCTCTGTAGTATCTGCAATTTCTGCCACTGCCGCAAGGGTAGTAATATCACTTGTGGTCAAGTCGTCAATACCGAGACTGTCCATCATAACTATTAGCCTGTTCACCTTTATAAACGCTGTCCTCAACGGATCGCCGGTTCCGGTGTTCGCTCCGGTGCCTACGTTCACCGTATCAATGGCACGGACGCCAAGGCCGAAGGGGTCGCTCAGAAAGTCCTTGACCGTCCTGTCAATTCTCAGTACCTGGGCAAGTACAAAGACCGCAAAGGCAATGGACAGTACCGCCAGAGCTACCCGCCCCCAGTTGGTTTTCTTCTCTTCCATGACTACCCGGCGTAAGCAATGAGTACCACATTGGCAGCAACGGTCAGCGTAGAGACAGGATGCTTGAAGGTCAGCAGCTCGGTCACGCTTGACAGATCCTCGCCTACGATATTATTCAGCGTAGGTAGTGCAACAGCTGTCTTGCCTTCAGCCTTTGTTGAGAGCGCAGAGATAGCAGCAGCAGCCCCGGTCACAACCTTGATGGCAATGACCCCCTCAATAAGAGTACCCGCTGCCACAGCGTAAGTACCGGCTGCGTTGATTATCTGACAGCCCCCGGCCCCTGAAAGTTTACCTAATTCGTTCATATCATTAATTTTAGAATGTTATCAATCTTTTGTTCGGTGGTTTGCAGTCGTAATAGGGATAGTTCCCTATGTTCGCCTCGATGTACTGCTTGCAGTCCTCCCAGTATTGCATAGCTGTTTCACGTGCCATGTTCTGAAGGTTCTTTTTATCCCCCTGACTGGCCGGCTGACTGTCCTCATTGCTCTTTACAACCATGCCGGTGAAAGTGTCCTCAATATTGTCGGTGATGTAATTGGCAAAAAAGAGGTGTGCAAGCACGTACTTCAGGCCGTCAAAGGTGAACGTCCGGCCGTTATAGGTGTACGAATCCCCGTCTAAAAGGGTAGCGTTAGCTGTTGATGTAGGATTCTGAATGAGATCCTGGTACATATCAAACCCCAACAGCGGCCTCAAGTCCTTCTGCTGTGTCAGTTCTGCGAGTGCATTGAACTTGCGGGCAAGGTTATTGGCCGAGATCGGCCGGATAGCTGTTTGTTCAGACTGGGACCACAGGATTTGCATTGCTAATTCATGTTTATAGTTTCAAGTTTGCGCCTCGCCCATGCTTTTTTAAGACCCTCGCTTCTCTTTCTCAGAATTTCCTCTGACGGATTTTGATGAGCAGCGCTCATCTTTCTTTTAGTCTCTTCACTGTGACGCCTATCCTTTGCGGCATCACTCATTTTTTTTCTTGACTCTTCAGTCCTCTTTCCGCAGGCGTTTTTATTCCCATTACTCCAAGTATTGACACCTTTACAGCCCTTACTGATCTTTCCCCTAAATTCATCACTTCTTTTGATGCCACGCAATTTGTCCGCTACTTTCAGAGTATGCTCCGGTGTGTGCTTTCGCCCTAAATGGGCCTCACTAATCCTACGGCAAGTCTCTTCGCTAAGGTGCTTCCCATAATTAACGTGCTTCTCTCCTCTATTTGCCTCACTTACCTTTCTTATTGTTTCCGGGCTACGCTTAACCCCCAGTGAACTTCCGGCCCTCTTGCAGATATTAAAAAAGGGATTAAATGCGTCTATATAAAACTGTTCCGTAATAATTAAATCCTGCTTGTCGCATCCAATTAGAATCGAAAATTCAAAATCATTCTTACCGTATTTGTTATAATGATTTTGAAGGCGGGAATTTTCGTGCTTATTTTTATTTAATAGTCGTAGATGTGTTCTCCACCTAACCTGAATATCAACAGCACTACCGATATAAATCCTTTCGGGCTTAATCTTAGACTGAATTTTATATATGCCACTTAGCTTCATATCGTGGGTACACTAAATGCTAATTCACTAATACTCCAATCCCTATTCCTTAATAGTGGATCAATCCATGTATCAAATAATTCCGTGAATACTTGCGCTATATGCATTCTCGGCTCTAACGTCATGGCATTATAAAAAAAGGCTGCCTGCTTTAACGCCTCACCACTGGTTCCTGATAATTTTGTGTCTTCATACTCAATCAATATCTGAGGTATGGCATTGAAGGCTTTGCGGATTGCGTTCTGTGTACTTTTCTCGTAGCCCTCGAACATCTTGTCATTGATGTTCTGATCCATCTTCTCAATCTTCACGTTCTCTCCGTCAATCACAGCACCCGTAACCGGATCAAATGACCCTTCGAGTACCATGACAGAGTTCTCGTGATCGCCCCCGGTAAACTGACGCATCTTTGCCACAAACTCAGCAGCGTCAGCATCCGTCTGGAACCGGGTATGGTGCATGATGTATTTCAGGAAGAAGCCCCTGCGGAGTTCTCCGTTCTTGAAGGTTGCGATCTGTGCTTCAGTGTCGGCGTCCCACTTCACAACGTCAGCCGGTGACTGCGGGTACAGGTAGTCATCATCGTAGAACGAGTAGAACATCTGACCCTTCCACTTGGACCAGTCGCCGTCACGTTTCACCTGTGCATCGATAGCGGCCTTGGTAGGATTCCAAACGTCAACAGGTATGTACTTGCCCCGTTCAAGTTTCTGACCCCGCCATTTGTCCCAGTTGTTATAAACGACAACCCTGCCTGAATAGTCATTGCTGTCTGCTTCCCCTAACCGGCAGTACCGGAAAGGCTCTACACGGAAGGCCGAAGTGTTGTATCCGGTGAATTGCGCCCGGACATATACGCCATTGAAGTATGCAAATGACTTGGCTATTTTCCGCAGCAAGTCCAGTGCGGTGATTTCTTTCATGTTGTCCTTACCGATGACCACCTTATTCAGTGTCTCATCAGCAAAGCCCTGACCCGATAGGAACCGGGCAAGCATCCCTGCTGCTGACTTGGCTGTTACAGATGAGTTGATAAGCCTCTCCATCCTTGACGGGTAGGCGTTGTCAACATCATAACTTATTATGCCGTCAACCTTGACAGGGGTAAGAATAAAGGGAGCAGGGAGGTCAACAAGTGTCAACCTCCTTGATCCTGACGAATGTTTCTCAATTGACCTTCTTTCGGTGATCTGATCCATAGCTTTTCACGTTACAGATCATTTGCTTTTCTTGGCTCTCGGCTTCTTTTCAGTGGGAGCCTCGGCGGGTGCCGGAGCATCCTCCTTTACTATGAAATTGCCTATTGCCTTCGGGAACCTGCTCAGGTATTCTTCAGCAATCGCATCGGTCATTGTTGAGCTGTTATAGCTCTGGCCGTTGTGAACGATAAAGATTCCCGGTTTAAGTTGGTATTTCATTGTATCGAGTTTTTTTTGTTTTTCAAGGCCCTCAAGTGTGAGCCTCCGGTAATATGTCCGTACAGAGCTGTCACAGGCTGATACGGGCGAACCTCCATAAAAGAGATTCCTGGTATAAGTGATTACTGCCTGCCGCAGTGGAGGGGTCTGTAAAACCACCTCCACCGGGTAAGCGAGTAATTCAGTCAGTGTCATGACTCAAGAGCGACGAGTGCTGCGAGGGACTGTGCGTAAGAGGTATCCCAGAACACATAGCGTGAATGAGATTCTTCCTCACCGTCACGGGTTGCAAACTCGTAGGTAGGTATGCCGTTATTGTCGTTGGCCCTGTAGCTCAATCCCGAAGGATGGAGGCCAGTCTCAAGCCCGAAGATCACAAAGCAACCCTGGGTTTTCTTTCCCTTCAGCTCGGCAACAATGACAATGTCTGTCATGTCGTCCATTGCCTTTACTCCCGCTGCGGAGCGGTCATAAGGCTGGAAGGAGAAGTAATGCTTGAACTGGTTGGGCATGTTATCGGCAATAACAGCGTCTGCTCCGGCGTTGGCCTCTTTCCTGATGGCGGTGATCGGATACGCCAGGGTTGCACCCGACATTGCTATCGCAGTGCAAAGGGTTTCCGTGGAACCGTCCATGGTGAAGGTTGCGTCGGCACGGTTGATCGCCCACATCTTCGGCTCAAGTCCGCCCGAAGGCTTGTTGGAGCAAGAGTTGGTAACCGCAGCTGCTATTTTGGATGCACAAGCCATGTCTGTTTATTTTGTCGGTAGGACGTTAATAAACACTGATTTCACCCACATGGTATCCGTCGGAGTAATTGTAAACCGCAGATACGGGTACGACAGGGGCGAGCTTGTGATATTACCGATAATGGTAGTGTCAGCGCCGTTGCCTGTGTATGCGACAGTGGTGATAGTCTTGTAGTATGTATTGTCAAGCGATCCCGCCAGCACAACCGATGCGGTATTACTTCCGGTGTTGTCGATGAGCTTCACGCCGTAACTGTAGTAGTACGGGGCGTCAACGTCAACTTTGACGACATAGTTGTAGGCTGCTGTCTTGCGGGCCTGAGTGGTCAAAAAGTAACCAGCCAGACCGGACTTCTTGATTGTAGCGTCCTGTGCCTGCACACTGAAGGCAAAGGCGACGAGCATGAGAATTGCGAATAACTTTTTCATCTTCTGTTCCTCCTTTGATTAGTATGCTACAGCAGTCAGGTAGCTTTCGAGCAGCTTGGCGTCAATGTAGTAGGCCACATCGAGATACCACTGCTTAGTCACCTTGTCGTAGAACGACTCGATTGACGAAAGACTTTCCATGTCCGAAGTGATTATGGGAATGTTCGTGATCGGACCGAAGGTTGCTCTGTTCGGATTCAGGTAGGTTGCACCGAGGTTGTTGTAGGCGGCAATATTTCTGTCCCAGTCATGACGGGCAATTACCTCATAGCCATTATAAAACAGCTTGGGCGTTCCGTCCTCTGCTCTCTGAATTGTAAATCCGAGGGATTTGTCTTCATAATAGTTTCTGAGGTTATTATAAAGAGATCTGGTTACCTGGAATTTAATATCAGACTGTTCCATGTCAAAAATCCTCGAATCGCAGTTGTCGATCAAGTGCCTCAAGGCCATCAGTGCCCTGTCGTTTGCGAGCGCAGCCTGTGCGGCCTTTGTTGCGAGGGCGTTTTCGGGGATCGTATAGCGCACCAGTGCGCTATCAGCAAAATACTGTTTCCAGAAACCGTCGATCATCGTGAAGAAAGTATCATCAACGCCGTCAGTAATATAACCGCCAGTGGCGACGTTATCGGCATTCTTGTCGCCGAACTCCACGACTCGCAGGAGTGATTCTTTAACTGCATCCCCGGTGCGATCCATGAGAAATTCCATGATCTGCTTTGCATCCTCCCACGTCTCACGGGCCTTGTCCGCCCTCTGCCAGAGTTTAAACTTTTGGTTAACCTCATTCTGGCAGTGAGCCAGACGGAAGTCAACTAATACGGGGTCAGCAAATTTTTGCGACAGAGCAACAACCTCAGTAGAGGTGTTAGGAGTACAACCCGACGACGCCTTTCCTATAAGACCTGACATGAGGCCCATTATGGGAATTTGGGTTTTCATTTTGAAGCCAGTCATCAGGTAATGCACGTCGGCAAGCTCTCGCTTGCTGTAAACGCGCTCAAACACTGCCTGGCTAACGTCACGCGCTTCTTCATCGTTGATGGTCAGCGCAGCTAAATTAATTTTACTTGCCATTTCTGTTTATTGATTTAAATAAGATGTTCGTTTCCCTTCTGTAATGGGCGGCGCGGGAGGCTGAGGCTTGAAGCCCTGAATGTCAGAGGTGACCTGAGCCTTGAATGCCTCGAGGTCATCCTTCACGGCCTTGAGAGCGTCCTGTGCCTCGGTGAGCTGTGCCTTCAGGTTCTCGTTCTCTGCCTTGAGAGCAGCGGCAGCGGGATCTTCTTTTTCTTCCTCTGCCGGAGGTTTGATCTCGGTAACCTTGCCACCTGCAAAGACGTACACGGTGCCGTCGGGCATAGTGTATTCACCCTCGGCGGGCTTGCCGTCAACAGTGGCGGGGCTACCTACAGCGATCTCGCTTGCTTCTTTGATATCCTCTCCGAAGTCAAGGTTCTGGTCGTCGGCAGTCTTTACGACAAGAGATTTGATTACCCCTTGTTTGCGAAAGAGAGCCAGGATCTTATCGAGAATACCTTTATGGCCCTCCTCGATCTTAGTGGTTAATTCATCATTGGTCATTTCTATTTCTGTGTTTAATTCAATGTCTGCTTTGATTTCTTTGACAAATCCGTATGCGAGAGACTGGTTTGCATTGAGATACCTTTCCTCTTTCATAAGAGCAAGCATCTCATCTACTGACTTGCCGGATACCGACGCATAGAGTTCTGCGAGCTGTATCTTCTCGGCCTCAAGCATATTGGCTGTAGTGCGCATCCTTTCGTCGTCGCCAACCTCGAAGGTCCACGGGTTATGTACCAGGGTCCGGCTGTTTTTGCTCATCCACCTGTTTTCGGTTGCCATGAGAATAGCAGTACCGGCGCTCATGCAGCTGCCGATTACTCCGATTGAAGGATTTGTATTGAGGTATTTGATTGTGTCGTGGATACGCCAGCCCTCAAATAAGTCGCCCCCTCCTGTGTTCAGTATGATTGTGCGGCCTGCCTGTACGTGTTCCAGGATATTGTCGGCAGTAATATCAAAGCCAACGTCGCCACGAAGGATAACAGTGTTGTCATCGAGATAGATTGCGGGATACGGCTCAAAGAACAGAAAGAAATTATTGATACCTTTGGCCTTCAGCCATTCCTTTGCGCTCTCAGGAGTATAGAGTGCTTTGCTGAATGATACAACTTTGGGCTTGCCATCCTCCTTATACCGTGCTACAAATGTGCTTTGCTCCATATTACTTTGTCGTAATTGAAATACGACGTTGTTTTACATTGACAAAAATACGTCATGACTGTTGCGAAGTCCATAGCAAATACCTATCTTTGTCCAAGTCTGGACAAAAGCAATGAGCGACAATAAGGAAGAACCTGATTTTCAGTCGTTACTCGAAGGGGTAACAATAGAGATTA